GGGGAGTACCTTATGAGGCACCAGATATAAGCACTGCTGAAAGAATTACTCATGTAATCAATATGTCAACCAATGAAGTTAAAAAGCAACAGTTAAGCGGTTTTTACGCAGATGTTGACATAAAATCAGGTAGTTATGGTATGGATCAATCAGATATAGAGGAGGCTATTGATGATATTCAAGGTGTTCAACCAAGTTACGGTGAAGATAGAAACCGAGTTATTTACGAAATACATACTGTTTTAGATATTGAAGGTTTTGAGGACTTGGACATGGGCGGCAATCCAACAGGATTAAAACTACCTTATATAGTTACGATAGATGAAACAAGCGAAAAAGTTTTATCGATAAGGAGAAACTACATTGAAGGTGATCCACTTAAGAACAAAATAAATTACTTTGTTCAATACAAGTTTTTACCTGGTTTAGGTTTTTATGGGTTAGGTTTATCGCACATGATTGGTGGACTATCAAAAGCATCAACATCTATATTACGCCAACTTATTGATGCAGGTACATTAGCAAATCTTCCAGCTGGTTTTAAAGCAAGAGGTATGAGGATAAGAGATGAAGATGATCCTTTACAACCTGGCGAATTTAGAGATATTGACACTACAGGCGGATCGTTAAGAGAAAATCTTATACCATTACCAATTAAAGAACCTAGTAGCGTACTCATGCAATTATTAGGTTTGTTGGTAGATTCAGGTAAAAGATTTGCTGCAATAGCTGATATGAATATTGGTGATATGAATCAGGCTATGCCTGTTGGCACAACAGTGGCTTTACTAGAACGCGGCACAAAAGTTATGTCTGCAATTCACAAAAGATTGCATTATGCTCAAAAATTGGAATTTAATTTATTAGCAAAAGTATTTAGAGATTTTTTACCACCTGTTTATGAATTTGCAGTTGGCAGTGGTTCAAGTGAAATTAAACTTACTGATTTTGACGATAGGGTTGATATTATACCTGTATCGGATCCAAATATTTTTTCTCAAAGTCAAAGAGTTACACTGGCGCAAGAGTTATTAATGATGGTCAAATCTGATCCACAAGTTCATGGGCCTTACGGTATTTATGAGGCTTATCGTAGAATGTATGGTGCATTAGGCGTTGACAATGTTGATTCACTCTTACAACCACCTCCTGATTTAACACCAAAACCAATAGATGCAGGTATTGAAAATGCTGGTTTAATGATGGGACAACCTGCTCAAGCGTTTGAAAATCAAAACCATGAGGCTCATTTACAAACCCATGCAAGTTTATTTTTAACAAATGTTGTTAAAGAAAATCCACAAATACAAACTATGATTATAAGTCATTGTATGCAACATCTACAATTTTTGTCTTCACAAGTTGCACAGACTCAAATACCAGAGGAAGTGCAAGTAAGAATCCAAGAGGTACAAGCACAAATGCAAACTGTATCACCCCAAGAGGCTATGGTAATACAACAAGAAATACAGATGATATTAGATCAATTTAGTTCACCTATTATGGCAGAACTTACAAATGAATTTTTACAATCAATAGGCATGGGTGGTAGCGAAGATCCGTTGGTTGACATAAGAAAACAAGAATTAGATTTAAGAGATAAAGAACTTGACATGGATCAAGATCAATTTATAGCCAAACAAGAACAAAGAGCGCAAGAAAAATTACTTGATGCAAATCTACAAGAAAGGCGCTTGGATGTGCAAAAAACTATAGCTAATGATAAACTAAAAGTTGCTATTGACAGATTAAAACAAAATGCAGATTTAAAACTTATTGAACTAGAGCAAAAATTTAAGGGGAACAAATGACAACATCTTATAAATTACAAGCAGTTAAAGAACTTAAAGCACAAAAAAAATTAGACCGTATTAGAGAGGCTGAAGAATTAAAAGCAAAACTCGAACTGGAAGATAAAAAACGCCAAGCTAATGAAGAAAGAATAGCTAAAAAAATGGCAAGAATAGAAAAAGGTATCGTTGATGAGCCTGTTGATAAACCTGCCAAAAAACCTGTAAAGAAAAAAACTGTTGCAAAAAAACCTACAGCAAAAAAAAGAGGCAGACCTAAAAAGAAAAGTTAATGGATGAAATAGATTTAGTTAGCAAGATTAAAAAGTCTATTGAGGTTCGAGAAAACCAAATTCAAGAAACTTTAATGTCTGGCGGTTTGAAAGATATAGAACATTATAAATATTTGCAAGGCGAACTTTCTGCTTTATACTATATTCAAAACGAAATAGCTGATATTTTTAAACAATGACAGAACCAAATAAGATAGCTGAAACCTATATCAAAGAAGAAGATAGAGTATTAGATCCAGCATTACTTAATAAATCTTTATTAGACCGTATGCCAGAACCTACAGGGTGGCGTATGTTGGTTTTACCCTATGCAGGAAAAGCACGAACAAAAGGCGGCATACATTTAGCAAAAGAAACAGTTAACAGAGAGGCACTTGCAACAGTAGTAGCTTATGTAGTAAAGCAAGGCCCTCAGTGTTATAACGATACAAATAGATTTGGCGACAAGCCTTGGTGTAAAGAAAAACAATGGGTTTTAATTGGGCGTTACTCTGGCTCTAGGTTTAAACTTGAGGATGGTGCAGAGGTAAGAATCATCAACGATGATGAGGTAATAGCCACCATACTCGATCCAGACGACATAGTGAGTTTATGATGAGTGAACAAGAAAATACACAAGTTGATGTGCAAGAAAGCGATCAAATTGAGGTAGAGGTAGTAGAATCTGAAAGTGTTGAACCTACAGTAACTACTGAAGAAGATTTAACAAAAGAAAGCAAAAATATTCAGAAAAGAATCAATAAAAAAAATCAGCAGATTATGGCAGCTGAACAGAGGGTTGCAAAATTGCAGGATGAGTTAGCAGCTAAAACTCAAGAGGCAAAAAGTTATTACGATCAAGTATTAGCATCAAGAAGTGAGGCTTTGACCAGACAAGAAGAGGCACACAATGCCAAACAAATTCAAGCTGATGAAATATATAAAAAGGCGATAGAATCAAATGATGCAGAGTTGATTTCAAAAGCAGATACTTTAAAAAGTGAACTTGCAATAGAAAAAGAAAAAATTAGAGTTGCAAAACAAAAAGTTGAAACTGAGCCAAAACAGGAACAAGAACAACCAGTAACACAAACACAATATCAACCACAACCACAACCTACAAAAGAGGCTATCAAATGGCACGAAAAAAACTCTTGGTATGGTGATTTAAGTGATGAAAACAATATACAAGCCTCTCAGTTCGCATATTTTACTCACAACGCTTTAATTAACGAAGGCTATGAGGCAGATTCAAAAGAATATTACAACGAACTAGACAGTAGAGTTTATAAAGTTTATCCTGATCTAAGATCAGATAATGACGATAAAAGTGAGAGTCAACCCCCTGTGCAAAGAGTTGCCTCCGCCTCAGTTGGAGGTCGTCAAAAAACACATAGCAAAAAGAACGGTGTAACTTTTACTAAATCAGAAGTTGAGCGTCTTAGAGGGTTAAAACCACATAATATGTCTGAAGAGGCATGGTTGAAATCCGTTGCAAAAGAAAAACAAAAAATTGCTCAAAGGGAGGCAAAATAATGGAAGATAAAGTAAATAGTTCACAATCCAGAAAGAGTCGTGAGTCCGAGAATCACGCAAATAACTCTCGTAGAAAACCTTGGGAACCAGTAAGAAAACTTGATACTCCTCCGCCACCTGAAGGATACACATATCGTTGGATAAGGGAATCCATGTTAGGTCAAGAGGATAAAGCTAATGTGAGTAGAAGAATGAGAGAAGGTTGGGAACTTGTAAGAGGCACTGACTTACCAAGTGATTTTACTTTACCTGTAGCTGATGAAGGTAGAAATGCTGGTTATGTATATAATGAGGGATTGCTTTTAGCGAAAATACCTGTTGAAACTCGTGATGAGAGAAACGCTTATTATGAGCATCAAAACCAACTTAAAAAAGAGGCTTTAGATAATAATATTTTCAATGAGGCTCGAAGTGATAGTAGGTATGTAAAGTATGACTCTAAAAGGGATTCCAATGTTACTTTTGGCAAAAAGTAACAGCTTTAAATAGGAGTATTTAGATGGCTAATAAGAATAGTCCATTTGGATGTAAACCTGTTCGAATGATGGGCGGCTCACCTTTCTCAGGTGGTTCTAGTCGTTACAGAATTGCTAGTGGCGCTACTACACCGATTTTCCAAGGCGACTTGGTAACTCAGCTAACAGCAGGTGTATTAGGGCGACATACGGCTACTGGAACCGTTCCGATTGTAGGTGTGTTTAATGGTGTTCAATACACTGATCCAACCACAGGCGAACAAGTTTTTCAAAACTATTATCCTGGCAGCATATCTGCTAGTGATATAATCGCGCAAGTGATCGATGATCCTAATGTTGTATTTGAAGTGCAATGCGATGCTGCATTTCCTGTTGCTGATTTATTCGGTAACTTCGACATTGTTGATGGATCACCTGTCGGTGATACGAAGTCTGGGAGATCTAATTTAGAGTGTGATGTAGGAACTGGTGCTACAACTGCTACATTACCTTTAAAAGTAATAGATATTTCTCAAGATCCTGATAACGATGATGTAGCATCAACCAACACCAATGTTTTATGTGTGATACAAAATCACATCATGGGACAAAAAGGTGCTGGATTAGCATAAGGTAGGTAAAATATGGCAATTTCAAGAGCGCAATTAGCAAAAGAACTAGAGCCTGGTCTTAACAGTTTGTTTGGACTTTCCTACGATGAATATTCAAATGAATACGAGGAGATATTTTCGATAGAAGATTCAAATCGTGCATTTGAGGAAGAAGTCCTAATCACAGGGTTTGGTTCTGCACCAGTGAAATCTGAAGGAAGTGGAGTGCAATTCGATAATGCCTCAGAATCTTTTAGTGCAAGGTACACACACGATACAGTGGCGTTAGCTTTCGCACTAACCGAAGAGGCAATAGAGGATAATCTTTATGATTCTTTAGGTAAGCGATATACAAAAGCATTAGCAAAATCGATGGCTAATACCAAAGAGGTTAAAGGTGCTGATGTTTTAAACAATGCTTTTTCATCAAGTTTCACAGGAGGCGATGGTGTATCTCTAATTAATACAGCACATCCACTAGCAGGTGGAGGTACAGCTGCGAATAGAGCAACCACTATGGCAGACTTGAATGAAACTTCACTTGAAGATTCATTGATCGATATAGCTACTTTCACAGATGATCGTGGTTTAATAATAAGTGTTCAGGCGGATAAATTAATAATTCCACCTCAACTCGTGTTCGTTGCGGACAGAATATTAAACTCACCAATGAGATCTGGAACAGCTGATAATGACATTAACGCTATTAGAAACACAGGTGTATTGCCTGGTGGCTATAGTGTCAATCACTATCTTACTGATCCTGATGCTTATTTCATCTTAACCTCCGTTACCGCACAAGGTGATGGTCTTAAAATGTTCCAAAGAACAGGTATGGAAACTTCAATGGATCCTGACTTTTCTACAGGAAACATTAGGTACAAGGCGCGTGAAAGATATTCATTTGGTTTCTCTGATTGGAGAGGAATCTATGGATCACAAGGTGCATAATTTGAAGTCGTAATACGCTTTATTACTCAGTATTACTAAGGGCGCAATAGCGCCCTTTTTTGTGCCTAAATTAATTAAAATAATGTGTATAAAAACTTGCAAATATGTGCATAATTTAGTATATTAGTTATGTGGGAATTAAAATTAAAAACAAAAAAAAGCTAGGAGGCACTAATGTTTGATGTAATTAGCTATGACGAGAATGGCAAAGAAGATAAGGTGATGGCAAAAAAACTCAAAGACGGATTTGCAAAAGTGTATGACAACATATGCAAAGATTGTCTAGGCACTGGTAAGAAAGAGATCAATTTTATTGATCCTGCAACTAATGAGATTGAGAAAACTGTTTATCTAAAATGCAACTGTAAGGAGGTGGCGTAGTGAGAAAAATAGAAACATATTACAAAGGTTCTGGCGACTTTGTTGAGGCTTACGAGAAAAAAGATCTTGAAGAGTTAGCACCAATCTTTGAACAAGCAGAGGATATTTGGTATGACGAATGGGTTAAACAAGGTAAAGAAGATATTGGGACTTGTTGCAGCGGTAAAAGTATTCAAGTCTGGT